GGATTAAACTGTCGCGGAGGGGGTGTATCATTGAGCCAAATCCAGCGCAAGGGCCACGTCGATTACTCAAAAATACCACAGTTACAAGGGATGGATCTCGAGTCGTATCGCAAACCATCTATTACATCGTGGAGGATTAACCTGTCTTAATGAGAGGATTATCAACGCGGTACGAAAACCTTAACTACACAAAACAAGGAGTCCGAGATGTCACTACAAGAATTTACAATTAAATGTCTACTTGCTACCTTTTGCATTTCATTTTGTATTTTTCTGGCGGCTTATCTATTTTTTAATAATGTCCCAAAATATGAAATGATTGACTCTACTCATAAATTAGATAAAGTTTCAGGGCAAGTTTATCGGTATTATGATGATTGGTCGGGCAGGGGATGGACAAAAGGGTAAAATAACCAATGTAAACCCGCTTTACTTCTAATATTCGTGGGCTTTTTTGGCCCGCTTTTTTAGGTCTTTAGCGGCGCTTTTCGCCTCTTTCATTTCTACTTTTTCGTGCTTTTTCTTGGCGCCTTTTGCGCCCTTTGCTTCTTTGGCATAGTGCGAAGCGTCCTTATCGAGGGCCTTCGCCGCTTTTTTCATGATTGCTTTGTGCATTAGCATTTCCCTTTCATGATCTTTTTCTCATCGCTCTTGAGGTGCTTAATTAGAGGCTTAAGAGCGGTCTTATGCTCTTTCTTTTCTTTCTTTTCGGCTTTCTTAGTCATTACTTTGCCTTTTTTTTAGGGATTTTTGCAGTCTTGCGAGCCTCACTTAGAGCAATAGCCACTGCCTGCTTTCGGTCTTTAACGAGAGGCCCTTTCTTTGACCCGCTATGTAGTTTTTTTCTTTGAATTCGCCCATCACTTTCTCAATCTTAGGAGACTTCTTCATGGCAAACTACCCATATCTTTATTGATTACGTCTACTGAGACGTGGACATCGGTGTCTTTCTTGAAGGCGTCCTTATCTACCGAGATCTTAATAGCGTCGTCTGTCGCGATATCGTCGATAGTCTGGTAGAATTGCGGAAGAGTCCCGCACGAGGACAATATGACAAGTCCAAAATATAACTTTCTCATTAAACGCCTTTTTAGACATGCCGAGAGGCATTTATCTATAAATTTATTTAATTTAAATGTACACAATATAACGGTGAAAAGCAATGCAAAAAAGAAAGATATGGAAGAAATAGCAAAAAATGGATTAAGCTATATACTCTTACACAATATGGAATTATCGATGACAGAATGGTTTAAAAGACATAGCGATACTTTAATTATTTTAGGTTTTATTCTTGGGGGACTTCATTGGGGAGATTCTAAATTTGAAAAAGTCGATGAAAAAATAAACGCCCACTTTGAGAAAATTGAGTCCAAAATTGAGAGAGTAGATGAAAAAATAGTTCGGATTGAACAAAAGATAAACTTTACCGAAAAAGAAATTGATCTTATTCACAGCCGATTTAACGATAGATTTTCCATCTTAGAAACTGAGATGTCTATTTTTAAGACTATTCTTTTGTTAAAAAATATCATGCCCCCAGAATTGGCAAAGCATAATGAAGGAGAAAAATAATGGACTGGGCACAAGTTCTATTCCTATTCTTTGCAAACGCTTCTTTAATTGTTTGGTTTCGTGCTGAATCGAGAGCCGATTGGCGACATATGGATAATAAATTAGAAGCTTTTAAAATAGAAGCTACGGCAATGATCAAGGCCATCCAAGACGAGATAAAAGATTTTCATGGTCGCCTCTGTTCTCTTGAGGAAAAAAATAAGAAATGACCCAATACCAGCAACTAGAACTATATTCCGAGCCTACAGAGCAAATGTTACTCCGCGAAGTGGCGCATCTACGCGAGCAGCAAGATAAAGTCCGCAAAAGTCAATACGCTAGGATAGGGCAATTAACGAAAATGTACGAAGAGCTTAAGCAAGAGCATGAGTACTTGAAAGCGGCTATGTGCAGGGCTAATTATGCTAGCCTACGCGAGTAGCGGAGATTCTTCCTGCTGCTGTAGCAGTACCCGCACTAAAATTTACTTGGATTACTAAATAATAAGTTGTTGTAGCTGTTAGAGTTATTCTGAAGGCGGGAATAGTTGCATTCAGCTCCGCGAATGAAAATGAACCGAAAGTAGTCGTTACTCTTGAATCGCCTTGTACTGTCCCTGTAATTGAAGCGGAATTTGCTGAAATAGCCAAAATTATATATGATCCAACGCCATTGCTATAAATACAGTCGGCAATTCCGGTCACATCCCAAATCCCAGGTGTCAAAGACAAACTTGTTAAATTTGAAGCGGTATTAGCTCCAATACCGACTCCGGTGACTGCCGATCTAAGCTGCTCGCCAATAAAGCCCGCCGAAGGAGCCTGGAACGTTCCGCCTTGCGATATTCCCCCCGTTTGTGTAGTTACATTTATAAGAGATGAAGTTCCGGTAAACCCTAACGTGTTATAGTCAAAAGTTCCCGCTCCTGTTATGCAATTTGTATTTGAAGAGGACATAGAACTATGCGTTGATAAAAGCGTAGTTCCTGAACCTACGGAAATTGCGGATGCTGTGCCGCCAGCAGCTCTAGAATGAAAAAAATTGCTTGTTCCGCTTCCTGCGGTGGTAAATGCCGTAACATTTAAAGCCGTACAATCCACGTTTGTATAATTAATATTTGTCACGCCTGTCGAGCTATTCGAAATAGGACTTAAAAATCGGCATTGATCAATTGTTACTGTACCTGCCGAATTTGTTGAGGCCGTTGAAGATCCGCCTGTATTAGTGAATTGACACCATTTAATTTTCATCACTCCAGTGCTGGACATGCTATAAAAAGAAATGCCTGTAGTGCCTAAATCACCATTGCAATTTTCAATATTTATAGCTGCCGAAGTATTAGAAGCGCTGAAAGAAATCCCTGTTGTATTGGAATAGTTGAGAAAGCAATTTTCTAGATTGACTATTGAGGCACTAGAACCCGAAACCGTCAATAAAGCGCCCGAATTCGTTTGTAGCTGAATCCCGCTTATAGTAACACTCCCGGCAGAGCTTAACGTACAATTTCCGCTTATAATCACTTTACCTGTATTATTTTGTGAGCTATCTGAACCGAAAGCCGTTAAATTTACCCCTGCTTTTAAAGTAGGATTCTCGGTATATGTGCCTGGCTTAATAAAAATCGTAGTCCCAGAAGTGGAAGCAGTCAGAGCAGATGCTATCGTAGAAAAATCGCCATTGCCATCCTTAGAAACGATGAAGCCATTAGCGGGGCCGTAATTTCTATAAGCCATTAGTAGACCTCATATTTATGATAAAATGTAACATCATCGACTCGCTGTCAAATTGAGAGTAAGAGTAAACAGGTCTAAAAGCATGGTCTGAGTTCCTGATGTATATGTTCCGGAATTTTGAAATTGAATACTTGGACTTATTGAAGTCGTAGGAATATTTGTTGCAATAGTGCCTACAAGAACATTGTCGATATAATAAGTAATGCTCGTTGCGTTAGGATTTACAATAATCGTATATTGATGCCAATTGGTATCGGCTGCTGTCGAAGTGTTAACTGTTGTATATGTGCCCCCACTTTGAGAAAGGCACTGCCATTTGCCAGAATTTACGTTATCTTCATAACGAAATGCTATGGAGTTGGTATCGTCCCCTTCTCCTTGGGAATCCCCAAGACCTATCTTTACATAAAATCTATTTGATCCATTAGAAAGTTGATTGAGTTGTATCCAATAATTTACAATTAGCAATCCTCCGCCTAAAATCAAAAGATTGCTATCGCCGTTCTGCGATAAAAAAAATGTTGTCCACGTATACGCACCATTTAAATTAAACCAAGCAATTCCCGGATGGCCTGCTGATTGCGTTCCAGAAACTTGCAAGTTAACTCCATTGCTTCCCTGTGTATTCCATCCTAAGGAAGAAGTGTTACCGTTGGAAGCGTTTCCATTTGTAAAATCATCGACTAAATAGACATATTGCGCTGGGTTCAGGTAGTTTCTATAAGACACTAAAATACCTCGTAAGAAGTCCCATTAAAAAGAAGGCTTACAGAAGAATAATTTGAATTAAGAGTGTAGGTAGTTTGTCCGTCTATTGTGACGGCTCCTCCAACGGTGGTTATGCTGATATTATTGGTTGCGGAATTTCCATTTTTGTCTTTAATGATAATAAGACGGTTGGTGGTAGGTGCGTTAGGTAATTTAATCGTTACCACACCCCCAGAAGCATCTACGGAAATATAATAATCGGTTGCAAGGACTGTATAAGGAGATGCTGCGTTATTTGTGGTCGTATAGTTCGTCATGAACTGGGCTTGCGTCGAATTGATTGTAAGGGTACTTCCGGAGCCTGTTGCAAAGATATTTCCCGCTGTACTTGTTCCGCTGCCTGATACACCATTACCCAATATATTCCAGTTTCCGGCAGTTGGAGATAGCGCTCCACCCGTATTACCTGTGATTGTAAAGTTGATTGCAGAAGATAAAATCGAGACATATCCCGAAGTGACACTGAATTGAGCGCTATTAAAAGCCGCGAGACCTAACGCAGCCGTATTGACCCCAGGAATTGCAGAAGCATATTGCAAGGTGACGGTGAGGGTATTTCCCGAACCTTTTGTAGTTACGGGGGTCGATGAAGGTATTTGTATGCCGCCAAATATATTCCAATTTCCAGCAATAGGGCTTAAAGCTCCTCCCGATTGGCCCGTGATAGTAGTTGGGATTGTGGCCCCATTCGTGCTAACAAAGCCATTTGCATCGACAACAAATTGCGCCGAATTAAATGCGGACAGTCCTATTTTCGTAGAATCTGTGCCTGCTATGGCTTGGCTAATCTGGGCCACCACGGTTACCGTATTACCGACCCCTGTCGTACTTAAGGGATTGCTCCCTGCAAGCGCAGTAGTACCAAAAATATTGAGCACATTGCCGACGGGTACGGCAGTCCCCGCATTAGTTGGAAAACTGGTCGGGACTTGCGGAGGAGGAGGCGCTGCGTTAGATCCTATAAAAAATTGCGACATTTACCTATACCCCACAATTTGGAGGTAGGTGGGCTGCGACGCTGTTTTTCCCCATAATATTTGATTCTCAGCCACATTCAAAGTTCCCATTCCATAAGTAGGGCCATCATAGTGGTTGGTTTGAAAATCTACGATTAGGGTAGCGCCCGGCGGAATGAAATCATGGTCATTCACTCCGTCGAGGCTAATATCAATTGAAACAGTGGTGCTAGGATTGTAGATTTTCAAAATCTTTATTGTATCACTAAAACCTGTTGCCCCATTCAAGGGCTGGTATGTTCCTGTTAATGAAGCAGGATTAAATTGCGATTTTAAAACACATTGGACTCTGCTTGTTTCATCTGACGGCATTTATACCTCGGGGGTAGGGGCCTCTTTTTTCTCTTGCTCTTTCGCTGCCTGCTCGGCCTGTGCTCTCAAATTATCTTCAACCTGACCGATATACTTCGAAAATTGGAAAAGACATTCTTTAATAGAACCCAATGGTGTGTCGTTTTCACACACCAATCGAATGGCTTTCCCATCTACGATTAACTCAAGTTGAGAGAGATTTTTTAGCATCGTGTTTCCTTTACAGTTTCATGTTTAAACAGGTCTTACAATAATGTAGGCATAGCTCGACACGTCCCCTGTCTGAGTTGACCCGGGTGTCCCAAGAATTACACTTGTAACGGTAAAGCTTGCGCCCGCGCTTATTGTGTAAGTAAATTCCCCTAGTGTTGTAGAGGCGTTTACCGCTGTTCTTGTAATAAAGATCATGTCACCAGCAGCAATATTTGTATTTGCAATCGTTTGAGTGCCTGCGGTAAGTACCCCAGTTCCTCGGAAGTCGGTAACGGCACCACCTTTCCATTGCAGCATCTTTGCCGATGTCGCTATAACGAGGTTTCCGCCTGTGACGTTTACGTTTCCGCTGCCGGAGTTTAGGGTTAGTGTCGAGGTGGTGTTTGTCGAGCCGACCGTGACCGTATTTGCCCCCGCTCCACTGGCTATAGCAACAGTCTTGCCTCCCGTAGAATTGGCGATATTGATTGTTTGAGCTCCTGTGCCGCCTGCAATCGTCATAGTGCCCGTAGCAGCGCCCGTACCGCCGAAATTCATAGTTCCGGAAGTCACGGAAGGAGCGAAGGTATATGTAGAGGTCGCCGCTCCATCTAATGAGAAGTTGCCTGTACCGACTACTTGGCTAATTGAGGAAGCGCCTGAATTGGAACCAATCGTAATAAGAGCTGCCGATCCGGAGTTGCCCAAAGTTATTGTCTTTGTGCCTGTCCCAGAGCTGCCGATCGCAATTGTCTGAGCTCCAGTCCCCGGGCCAATTGAGATTGTGCCCGTTTGAAGTCCTGTGCCCCCTACTGCAATTGTTCCTGTGGTCATCGCTGTCCCNATATTGACAGCTCCGCCTACTTGAACCGCTGCAATATTAACAGTGGTCGCCCCCGCTCCGTTGGCTATTGCCAAAGTATTGGTTGCCGAGCTTGACCCAAGAACAATATTTCCGCTTTGAGCCGTACCCCCGATCGTAATTGTCCCGGTAGTTGTCGAGGCTCCTATTGCATAAGTCGACGCTGAATTACCATCGAGAGAAAAGTTGCCTGTGCCTACAAGCGCCGTAATCGATGAAGCTCCAGTATTTGATCCTAAGGTAATGACATCTGCCGACCCTGTCGCTCCAATCGCAATAGTTTTGGCTCCTGTACCAGAAGCCGCGATATTGACCGTTTGAGCTCCTGTGCCTGGAGCTATAGAGATAGTCCCTGTCTGAAGGCCTGTTCCGCCTATGGAGATTGTCCCGGTAGTCATCGCAGAGCCCACATTTACAGCGCCTGCCGTTTGCACGTTTGCTATTGAAACTGTGGATGCTCCCGAACCATTAGCGATAAGAACGCTGTTGGTACCGCTTGACGAGCCTAGAGTCAAGGAACCTGTTTGTGCCGTACCGCCGATTGTTATCGTACCTGTGGTCATACCTGCGCCCACGTTTACCGCTCCGGCTGTTTGGGCATTAGCAATATTGACTGTAGAAGCTCCAGTACCTCCTGCAATAACTACTGAATTTGTTCCAGAAGAACTTCCGAGTGTTATTGTTCCGGTTTGAGCAGAACCTCCAATTGAAATCGTGCCGGTAGTCATTGATGTACCGGCCACAATTGAACCTGCGGCTTGATTAACAGCTAGGTTAAGGGTTGTTGCTCCTGTGCCGTTAGCAATCGCTAAAGTATTTGTGCCCGAGGAACTTCCCAAAACCATATTTCCGGTCTGAGCTGTGCCTCCAATTGTGATTGTCCCCGAAGTAGTAGACGCGCCGATCGCATAAGTAGTAGTAGCCGCGCCGTTAAGGACGAAGTTGCCAGTACCTGCCTGCAAGGTCAATGAGGCTGCTCCGGTCAGAGAGCCAATTGTTACTAAATTTGCTGCCGCGTCATTAGCGATGCCTACCGTGTTGCCTCCCCCCGTTAAGGAGAAGTTTCCGGCTCCGGTGGCAATGGCAATCGCGCCGGACGACCCCCCGATAGTTGTTGCCCCTGTCCCAGAAGCATTGAGGCTTACTGTGCCGACTGCTGTCAGGTTAGTAAATGTCCCGGCTGCGGGAGTTGTGCCACCAGTGGCAGGAGGAGCGGCAAAAACGGCCGCCAAATTAGATGGCTGAATTGCTAGGGCTGTCACCCCCGGCACTGTTGCTGTCCCGGCTACTGCCTGAGCATTGGTCGAGAGATTAACAATACCCGTAACGCCTGTCTGAGCGATAGGAGCTCCTGCTAGGACAATACCGTTGACATAGGTAAAAACGTCATTTGCCAAAGGAACAACCGCTCCAGCTGGGGCCGTACCTGCCTCCAATTGAGCTAGAGTGGATAATTTTACCGATCCGAAAGCTGAAGTAGTGGCAGGCGATTCGCCCCCTACTAGCCAGTTACCCGCACCTGTTGTCTCATATATGACAGGGGGATTTACGCTGTTGTCTTGCCATCTAGTACCAGGATTATAAATATCTTTTGTTGTGGGGGCTCTTTGCGCATATCCGATAAATTGTGGGTAAACATAAGCGTCTACACCAGTCGCAAAAGGGGTTCCTTGGGCGGTATTGCCTAGAGATGAGGTCATAAATGGGTCTCCATAGTGTTAATTTCTACAATTTCAACTACTACGGCGGCGATCCGTAAGAACGGCCTTGGAGAGCGACTCCATTTACGCTAATCTGAACATATCAAATTATTTATATATTCGGTAGGAAAATTGAATTTTTATTTCATCTTCCTAGACTAAAAGAAAAATGATGGGTAAGATAGGGATGTCCGCTCCTTTCATGTAAATTCTTAGGTTTTGGGACTCAAGGTAAAATCTTGAGTCCTTTTTTATTTCATTATTTGCTACAATACTTGCGTGCGAAGGACTGTTCCCACGACAGATTTCTCTTTTTAAAGTTTAGGTTCAGGCATCGCTTTTAAGGGGCGATGCCATTTTTACGAAAGTCTTTGATAAGGGTAATTCCCCCCTTTAATGAGAGTATACATAGACGCGCCTAAGCTTGGGACTTTCCCTTTCCACCATCTGCCCCACTTATTGGCTCCATCTGTGCGAGCAGGAACTGCTCCTTTCTGAAATAGATCAAATATCTGCTTAGGAACTCCCCCATAAGCGTAGATTGGCCCTTGCCGATTTGGATACTTGCCTAGAAACCGCACTAGCAATTTTCCTGTCTTATCATCGTAGCCAAATGACTCAATGTTAGACGATGGCCCTCCTTCTTCAAGCTCGGGATTTTGTGGAGGAGCTGGAGGCATTCCTTCGACAGAATCCCCTTCTTGTCTTAACTGTTGAATGCGAGTAGCAACGTGCTCCATAACCTGCACAATCATTAACTCGGCTTCTTCGTCTAGTTCGCCTTCCTGCATAACTAGATTCATGAATTCGGCTAGTGCATTCTTTAGTTCTTGGATTCGTTGCTCATTCATGGCTACATTTGCATTATTTTATTTAAAGCTGCTTGCATTTCAGGAGATAACCCTTTTTTTTGCTGTGGCTGGGCTTGCTGCATTTGCTGTGGCTGTAAAGCGGCTTGACTTCTAGTCGCCTGCATTGGGCCTAATGCTTTATGAGCCTCTTTTTCTTTTTGTCCTTTTGTCATCCCATAAACCCATTCCACAAGATCATCCCAAGGCATTTTGTGCTCGTTAACTATTTGTTGAATTATTTTTTTGAAGTTCTTTCCACCGCTTTTTTCCATAGCAGCAAGTCCGGCTGCGGTCTTTGCAGGTTTCCCCTTTTTAATTTCTCCCATAAGGAATTCATTTAGCTCAGGGGAATATTGTTCAATAATATTACGATGGAATTTTTCAGATTCTGGGCCTACGTCTATTCCTTCTTCGCTTGCTGGCTTTTTTTGACTCTCCATTTTTTTAGAAATGAAATCTTTGATCTCGTCGAAGGTTTTTCCGCCCTGCTTGGATTTATTTATAAATTCACCAAAACGAGGATCGATTTTATTCAATCCCTTAATCGCTAAATCTTCGGGAATATATTTGCTTAAGAAGGGGGCAATTTTATTAAATGCTAGACCCCCGGCTTTTCCTCCTAAATAGGCAGATCCGGCTGTTAGTGCCAATGATCCCGCTTTTTTTGCAGCCGTAAAAGGAATTTCTCCTTGTCTTCTATTTTCTTCCGCTGCCGCTTGATATGGCTCCATTATTTTTCTCCTATTGAATTCCTGACCACGATTCAAGCCACCAGTCATTTAAAGGATCTACTGCATTTAAGGGCCTTGTGAGTTGTCGATTTTGACTATCTCTTAAATCAAGATCTTTTTTGTGTTCCGATAAATATTCCATCCATGCGCTAGGATCATATCCTTTTTTTTCCAGTTCATGAGCAACGGCAAGAGGGCTTAACTTTTCTTCCTTTTTCATGATTGCAGCAAGCCCCGGAGCGGCATCCATTGTTAATTCGTAGCTTCTGGGATCTGGCACAGTTTGAAAAAGATCATTTTTAGGTCGTAGCGTGGGAAGATTTTTTATATATTTATTGGCCATAGGAACTCTATAAACTGGCTGCGCAAAAGAAAAAGCCTTTTTAGGAGATACGTTACCTTCTGCAATTAAGGCATCTGCTAGATTTTCGGTGTCGCCTCTCTTTTCAAAATCTTGTTGCAAGCTTTTGAGTGCGTTTTGTGTATCTTTCGCTTTTCTGCCTGTCACAGACCAACCGCCCATTTCCTTAATCTTAGAATATTCGCGTGACACCAAATCCATTTCATCGCCATATTTTTTCATGGCTTGCTGCTCGGTTAACCCTTCTCCACCTTCTGATTTTGGCTTTACGGCATTAATGGCCTTATCTTCTATTTTGCTGTATACATTTGCAGGAATTTGCGCTTTAAGTCTTGATGAAAAGTCCTGCAACCTACTTACAACATTATCTTGAAGGGTTTGAAGATCAGCATGTTTTTGTTTTTGTGCATCATAAATAGACTTTCTTCGCATTTCGGCTTCTTCAGCCGCTTTAAATGCGTTATTTGGATCGTTTCCATAAAGTCTAGGGTTGGCTCCATATCTGCGGCCTGCATCTTGCAGAAGTTGGTCATAATTAAGAGGAATGAACCCTTTTTGAATTTCTTCTAATGTATCCCCTTTTGTTATTGATGGGGACGCATTGGGGGGAGAGCCTTCCGGTGAAGGTGGAAAAGGATTTTCAGGAGCTTGTTTTTCTTGATTTTGTTGTTGAATTAATGCGTCTCCTCTCATCTGTTGACGCGCTAATTCTCCCAAAGTTTGAACCACTTGAGGACGTTCAGCCATTCCCGGCGATACAGACAACGCCCTTGTGAAATATTGTTGTGGATTGAGATTCTGGCCTTCCAGCTCTTTAAGGCCCTTTGACATTCTATAATGTTCCATCTCTTTTGGAAGCTGCAAGCCCATGCCTTCCGCAAGACCTGATCCAACACGGCCCCAAATATTTGCCTGCTTAATTTTCTGCGCCATCGTTTCCCCCTACCCCACTCTCGGGCTTGCTTGCATTCCGCCGCCATAAGGACTAGTTTTGCCAAACCCAGTATTGTTGGCCGAAGCCATAGGGTTTGCATAAGAGCCAGCTGCACTAACGGCCGCTTGTCCTACTGCTGGCGCTATCATATCAAAGAAACCACGAGATCCGGGCTGTGTAACCATATTCTGGCTGTAATTGCCGAGTCCGATTTGTCCTAGGTTTGTTAGCCCTTGTGCGCCATGCTGCCTAAGCTGTGCTCTAAGGGCTCCTAAACGTTCGGACAAGTCCGTAGCTCCTTGCACTTGAGCATTTCTAAATCCAGAGCTAGACAAGCCACCTGCGCCCATTCCTGCGAATTGCTCGCTTAGACCGGGCACAATATCTTGATTGTATTGTCTAAGTGCGGGAGCGGAAAAAGCTTGCATATCTGCGGGATTGTCGGTCATCAAATCTCTGTAATAATCCGCGGCGGTCCCGAATGATCCCCCCGCACCTTTTTCCATATTTGCGCGTTGTAGCTGTTGATAGAGGGGCTCTTGCTCTTCTCGTAAAGTCGATACGTTTTCTCGCGTCTCTGGAGATCCGGTAAAAAATTCGTGGCCCCAGAAGCTTTTTCCGGGCTTGCTCCACATGTGACTTTTTGAAAATGGATTGATAAATTTGTTAAAAAAACCAGCCATATTAAGGCTCCTGTATATACTCCCAAACCAGGAATGCTCTGTCAAAAGCACCGGGGGAGTTGATTAAAATATTCGGCCCAACAATTTGTAGCTCGGGTGATACCAGCGTTATAGCCGTAAGTGTAGTTGAGTTTGTGGCTTCTACCCATGAATCTATCGATGTTAAATTTGCGTCAAAAGTCACGCCGTGAGGAATTGGCGGATTTACTCCGGCTACAAGAGGCCCGACATTTACTACTTTTCGAAGGATAGATCTATATTGCTGCGAAGTGCCGCCATCTAGTACGTTATTTATGCCGGGAATAAAGGCTTTTCCGCTGAGCAGTTCTTCATCAAGATACCAGCCTATTTCTCGAATATTAATGGCTGTAGCGAGTTTTTTGAGCTGTTCCACAAGGAACGCGCGAGCGTCCTCCCATTTTTCTGGTGCTACATCGTAAACAGGCACGTAACTTTCGAGCTGCTGGCTGTCGGGTATAGTCATTTAATATCCTATTGCAGTGACATACATTCCGGTAAAATGGGATGAAGATGTTGCTTGTATTTGAAAATTAGTCTTATTTACTGTTCCGTCGGCAACATACAACCTGATCGTAGAATTATCGCTTACGATAGCTGTTAAAGAGACATTGAATACACCGTTTGGGAAAGGTATCGGATAATTATAATTAGTAGAAATTACAGGATTCGGAACAAGCATCCATTGCATGATTACTCCTCCCGGAAGAAAGGTATATCCATTATTTGCCCTAGAGGGCTGAAGATTGCTTGTCAGTTGGAGTAATTTGCCTTTACCTGTTAGGAAGTACAGAATAGTATCTGTATCCAGTCCATCATTTACCACGGCGCTGAAGAGCTGCCCTATAGTAGCAATCGCTCCAGGAGTAGCATTAGAAGTTAAGTGAATAATATTGTGATACCCAGCTGGATTAGTCAGAGTATTTACAGAAAACGGGGTGTGATCTACTCCGAAACTAGTATCTAATTGCTGGAAGTTCACTTGTATGTTGGCGTAGTCTGTGTCTAGGTCTACAAACCCTGTGGGAATGCCGGGCTGAAAAGATGAAATAACTACCTCCTTAAACCATTATGTCACATATTTCCAAAATCTATATGTTACGATTCCAGAAACTTGAGACTGGCTCAATTTAAATTTTTCTTGTATATCTTTTTGGGAGCTTCCATTTTTATATAATTCTCTTATCTCTCTAACTTGGTCTTCCGTTATTTTTCCTGATGCTTTTGATCTAAGATGACCATTACAAAAGCGTCCTTTTTTTACGCAATCTTGTGTATTTTCTTTGTTTGTTCCAAGCCATAAATGGTCAGGATTAATGCAAGCAGGATTATCGCATTTATGAAGAACGCATAACCCATCTGGAATCTCTGACCTAAGTAATCTAAAACTTTCTCTATGAACAAGAACATCTAGTTTTTTTCCTTCTTCCCTTATGTTTAGGACTCCATATCCGCTTTCATTTATTTTTCCCTGCCATTCCCAGCAATCATTCACAATTTTATAACGATTCAAAATTTTGCATTTCGTACTGCATTCTAAACAATTCTCATGATGCTCGATGCGACAGACGGGACAATTTTTCTTGCTTCTTTCTCTTTGCATAAAGTGCAAATATTTTTGTCTGCATTCCTTGCAACATCTTCCATGAAACATTTCTCTAATTTCAAAACATTTCGTACATCTTTTCATGATAGCCTCCCCATTTTGGCTATCATATTTTAGTTCTTTGCCCCTATGATGTAAATCAAATAGATGTGAGCCTCCCTGCTTTTCTGATCCATAAGACTTGGGCATCGATTTGGACTTCTTGCTCTTGTTCTTTTCCTACAAGTTGGGCATTCGAAAAGGTGTACTGAATTGTTAAAAAATTTGCCCTTGTAGCGCAGAAAACACGCTGCCAGAATTTAGTTCCTTGTGGTGCAACGGCAAGATTTGAAGGCGTAGTCGGGATTACGGAATTGAAAAATGTGTCCGGAATTTGATTCTTAGGCAGAGTATTTGAAACATTCACATCGTCGTAATCTAGATAAACATTCATCGTTATTGCGCCGGGATTCGGTACTTCTGAGGCTTCCATCAAAACGTCGATAAATCCAAGCTGTATGGATTGCCCTTCATCTAAAAAGTTAAATTTTTTGCTAACGATTGAGAAGTTTTCTCGGATATTAATAAGTCCACCACCCACATAAGAACCTGGCAGATCAAGCTGCGGAGTGCTAAATTCCATTGTTGCCGGCGTATAGTTCATCAACTCAAAGGTATTGGCTGTTAGCACAATAATGCCAAATTTCCCCCCATTTAAATTTGCAAAATGACTTCCTGAAACAATCCCAGAAATACCAATTACAAAACCTGTGGACATATTGTGATTTGGAGAGGTGACTACCGTTGCGCTTGTACTATTTCCAACTATCTGCGTGATGAAGAGGCTGACATCATTAGCCGTCGTTTCATCCAGATATTCAACAAATCCTTGCTGATTGCCACCTATAATTGCGGGTATACCTGCTGGCTGATTAATCCATGGAAAATGGCACTGCACCCAAGGCAAATGCGTATTGAGCCACGTTCGGCTTGATTGCGGCTGATAAGTGCCAAGCGCAGTCAAAGAATCTGTAAAAAGCGCCCAAGAATCGTTTTCGTAATTATAAACCAAACGCTGGGTTGGAAAGATAGAACTGCCCGCAGCAATAGGGATTGTCCAATATGCCAGCCGATTAACAAAATCACGTATTCCGTGAACTCTAAAAGGGGCATTATTGTTGATTTGAAACTGAAAAACATAATCAGGAATTTTGATATCAATTCTTTCGGATTTATAGCTGTCGCACTCTACAATGCCTTTATCGCCTATGCCGACAAGAGAAGTATCAAATTGTACCGCAGAAAGCGGGCCTTGTCCCCCCAGTTCGGAATTGACTCTTTCTATTTGAAAGGGCGCGATAGATCGGCCAGTGTAGCGAAGCTGCCACGTAGATCTTTCGCAATAAATAACAAGGTTATCCCGTACAAAACCCACGGAAACAATATCTTCAGAAGTAGGAATATCAAGAAAGCCCCCTTGGCCCCGAATGTCATCTCTCCATGATCCTTTTGCAGGAGGCCCTGCCGTAAATGGAATAAATGGATTGCCAATCGTAGACCACCGTATACGATTAGAAAATGGTTGCGCACTTCCCGGGGCACCCGTCGGCCCTTCCCATGTATTAAATACAACCATTCTACCACGAAAAGGCAGCATTGAAAGCCAATTAAAGAGGGTATTCGTCGCATCTATTTGGCTCCAAGTGCCAGAAGTAAAGTCAACCCATGTTGATCCGTCTGTTATCCTTGGTGGATCGGCATTGGTTCCGTATTGTCCTGTATTATTGGTTACCCAAAATAATTTTATATTTGTAGTTGCAAAAGGAGTGGTGGCTGGATTGCTTATCCAGTAATTGGTAGACCAGAAAAAATCTGTTGCAGCTACGCTTCCGGCATGTTTATTCCATGTCGTTCCGGTAATAAATTCTTGGAATTGTGAAGTCGCTGCGTTAAAGTTATAAGCATAATTCTGATCAAAAACGAGGGTCATGTCATTCGCAGAGTTCTGCAATTCTCGAATTCTTATGCCCATGACAGGCAGTCCCGGAAAGTATTGAACGGCAGTAGCGGGAACAGATCCTGAGATCGTTAAAACTCCTGTGGCTCGATTAAGAGTGGCTGTACCGGGGCCATTAGTTAGGAGAGTCACCGGACTTGCTCCGCCCGGATCAGTAAACACGTTCGTTCCTACAACAAAAGAGGCGACACCTATCTGAATGGGCTGCGGATTGATGGTAACAGTTAAATTGCCTGCGCCATCAGTAGTGCCTATATTTCTTTGTAGTCTGCCTAGTAGCTGATATCCCTTTTTTCTAAGGATGCGTTCTCTCCACACATAAGCATTTTGCAATACTGGGTAAGCATCGTCAGGCAGGAGAAAGTTCTCGCGCTCTTGCACTAGCCCTGTTTCCATGCCCGTTATTTTGAGGGGTGAGTATCCTGTCATTAGAATCCTTGCCCTATACCCCAGCCGGCTCCAGCTGTGTTGCCATAAGTGGTACTGTTAAATAAAGTAATGTTTGGCTGAAAGATTTCTTCTACCGCCTGCCGTTCAAGTACGAGTGCTTCTTGCCTCTTGAACCCTTCCATAAGATTCTGAACGCCGTCCATGTCTTGGCGATCGCGGAGTATTTCCATCGCAGCTCCATAAGCAATATACTGACTCCATTGGTTGAGAATTGGATTATCGGTCGTCATCATGAATTGCGATGGGGTCTGGAAGGTCTCTAATTCGACAAGATAGACATTGTCGGGGACTGGACGAATCGTAAGTTCATTATTCCAAAAAAGAATGTTATAGGGCCTTCCTACGTTATAAGTGGCTGCCCACACGTTAATCATGCTGCCTTTTGCGGGAGCTACTGGGAAATTTACCGTTATCTGAGTCGTAACGTAATTCACGGTGCCGCAATATTGGGGTGTCAAAGGAGCTGGCGGATATGGCTGATTAGGCAAGTTGGCATTTTGCTGACCTCCAAGAGGTGACAATTGAGGGATAGCAGGCATCTGCTGATTAAGAGGCGGTGTGGTGGTCAGATATACATTATTGCCCACAGCATTCTGATTTAAAAAAAGAAGATTACCCGTCGTTGTATTGCTTCCTATTCCGTAAGCATTAACAACGGCTCCCCCATCATCGACGATCCTGATGGGGTTTCCATTTATATCTATGCCGCCTATCGTTACTTGAGTGCTAAGTATCCCAAAATTTGGTTGAGGAAAAGGATTAACGTTATTTCCAAAAAGAGTAAAAGTAAAACTTGTAGTAACACCGTCCCCTCCTACAGGTTGAAATTGAGTGGGCCATCTTGGATAGAGGTTGAAAAGCTGATCTCTATTTTTAAAGAAATTTCCTTGCACCCCTTGGAAGTATACAGGGGCGCGAAACCCCTGCATATTATTGACATCGACCGGATATCGGTCTACGTTTGGGATGGTAAGAAATTTATAGACAGATCTTTGCTGATCAATTTTGATGGCATAGGGGAAATCCTGAGAATAGAATCGGTTAACTGCATCTTGGATATCGGCGCTAGTTAAAGCGGATTGGCTAGCCGACGCAGTTAGCCTACGAATTTTCTGCTCTATAAAACTGTAGGTCGAATTTGCCGGCAATATCGCTGTCATATATCTCCAATTACCAATTTGCTACCAAAACCTACCAATTCGGCAGGAAAGGCGCTTACAAAGTCTTTTCTACTCCTGCTGAAAAGAAACCCGCCGGAACAAACTTGTGGAGCCACTCCCCGTCTGTATCGGCTTCGAGAGGAGCGTTATCTTTTCTAACGGATTCCCCGTCGATACTGATAAGTCCGCTTCGTCGTTTAAGCACTTTATTTTTGTCGTTAACTTCTTTGACTAGACCCATAGGCACTTTATAGGTTTTCCCTGGAATGAAATGCCAAATCTGGATAGGATCGCCCGCGTATTTGCAATAGGGCTTTGTGAGACGCTCGTGTTTGCCGCGGGAGTTCAGATATTCGACTTCGACGAGTCTTTCATCTTCCTTTTTTTGCCTTTGCATTTCTTTCTTATGCTCGGGCTTCATGTTCTTGAATTCGTCAAATAGGACGCTGTTTGAAAGTGTATTGATAAGGCCGTGAAGCTCTCCGCTTGGAGTGGCTAGAACAATGTTATTGTTATCCATTTAATTGCCTATGTTGTTTAGTGACTGAAAAGGTACGGCCAATGAGGTGCCGTTTGTATATTGCAGATTCCTAGAACCCGCAGGCGAAATACTTGCCGGGGATGTCACGTTGCCACTAGGAACTACGAAAGCATCAAATAAAGAGGAATCGAGGTTCAGCGTGAAATTAGATCCACTGATGGCGATTATCGTGCCAACAAGTCCGTTAGCCTGAAACATGCCGTATGTGATCGGAACGTACAATTTCACTGCTTGACCTACGATATAAGTGTTCGCTTCTGTGGAAGGGCTCGCAATCGAAACAGTAATCACCATGGGCGCAGATTGAGTTATAGCGGTTATCATTAGAGAACTCGGTATTGCAATTACGCCAGGTAAATATTGATTGGGCATCTTTCACTTAATTGCGGACCATATTGTTGACAGCAACAATATGGTCCTGGTTACATCTACAGCTAGCTTGGAACAGAGGCGTTGATAGTCCCGGTCTCCATCTTATAAGCCTGCCACACAATAACGTCCGCGGCCGATCCTCCGGGGGAGTTAGCTCCTGCGGGCACGATCATGTAAGGCAATAACAAGTTTGATCGGAAAGGTACAGTCGTGAAGTTATATCCAGTCTGTACATTGCTGATCGGATTGAAAGTTGTCGCTTGACCTTGTGGCGCAACAGTTGCAAAAAGCTGCGTAGTCGGAGATCCCGAGCTGGCAGGGAATGCAAATGCTGTGTAGTTAGTCGTGTCGATATTGATGGTAAAGTTATACGTATCAACAACCGAAGCGACAATAATGGGTCTGCTACCCACTTGGTAGTAGTTATTGAGCTGAACCATTCCGAAAGATCCGGGAACGGTAAACTCAATCTTTTGTCCTACAACCAAACCATGCTGTTGCGAAGTGGTCACTTGTGCGCCAACAGCTTGTGTCACTGCGGTCACATACAAATAACTAGGTGCAACAGGTGTTACCAGCCCAACGGGAGAAGAGGCAAGTCTTCGAACGGTGAAAGCCGTCGCTCCGGCTCCAAAGCCACCCGCATTTAATCCCGATAGAGTAAATCCAGATCCCGAAACAGAAGAAATAGTAAAAGTCATACCAGAAATCTGTTGCATACCCACGGCATTATAAATAACGACTTGATCGCCATTAGAATAAGTGTTGGTTACAGAAGCTACGGCTGGGCTAGCGTTAGTAATTGTTGTACCAGTAAGTGCGGCTTGTGGCACTGGATTGGTAGTCACATAAGTAAAACCGGCCGATGCGGTCGAATTTGAGAACTTATCAATTAAAATGGCGCTAGATCCGGATTTTCTCCATCTCAGTCCATCATTGACTGCTGTTAAACCACCTCCAAACCACTCACCCGCTACGCATCCTGTTGGAGCGGCAGTGCCCATTTGAGTAAGATTGATAGTTTTGAAATAGTCCGCCCCACTTGGAAGAGGAATATTCATATTTACTGCCGTAGCAGGCTGGGTAAAAGCACCCTGTGAAACAATAGTAAAAGGCATTTGAATCTCCTTATGATGGTTGGAATGTGGTTACATTCAAGCCAGAGATCCAGTTTTGATTTGTAATCGCGCGAGCGATGGCAAATTTGGCGTAGAGCTGGCTATTCTGGGCGACGGAAGATACGACCCAATCAGGGCGATATCCGATTTTTGCTGTGTAGTTGTTTTGTTCTACTTTCGCAGCAGCTTCAAGGCCATACATTGGGATTGTATAGACTGTGTTGCCTTTCAATGAGATGCCGGGGATTCTTGCCGCCTTAGAAGAGACAAAGAATCGGAATCTTGAGATAGNGCAGTATTCTTCAGGTCTAATCCCTTCTTGCGTTGGGTATGCGGATTTGAGAAGAACACCTTGCACTTTTTGAAGGTCGGCGCAGAGGTTGGTATTCGCAAGAGCGATAAACGCGTCACGAACGCCACCTGTAGCAAACTTAAGTGTTGCTTCAAGATTTGTGAGCATAGAGCGCGCATCATTGCCGAGAAGGATGTTTTCAATGTTGTTAACATCGTTCAGGGATATGTTTGAGGGCTGGTCGCCGTTTAAACCCCCTGTGGCGTTTATGTACGAGACGCTCGAGCTAAAAAGATCTCGCATTAAAAGATCTTCCTTTTCTCTCAACCATTGTCCTAGCAATGCTGTGAACTTGGTTAGGGTCTTGGAATTCTCCCACAATACGACTTGCTCGTTTGTGACGATGGATTTTGCATATATTTCCATTGTGGCGTCAATGTCGGTACGGACAGGAACTTCGGAGGCTGGATCANTGCCGCTTCCGTCAAGTTGACCGCCATCGGTCGAAAGGCGCTCAAAGCGTGACATACGCGTTGTTTTGCCAATGTAGCTTTCTGCATGGTGTAGATCCACCCCAAAGGAGTGAATCAGGTTGAACATAGGAGTTGACAAAAGATCCTCAGAAGCTTGCACTGGAANCTCTGGGGCCATGTTCTGGATATTCGTAATACCAGTCTGGAATGACATATTAGCCTCGGTAAGTTAATTTTTTTATCGTTGGGTGACGACACCAAAAATCAGTCTTACGGAGGCGAATCGTATATTTCGGCCAATGTAGATCTGCGAGATCCACTAATATCTGCTAAACTCAGCCTAGCAAATTAAATATTTAGCTTCAATTATTTCATGCAGAAATACCTTTCATAGTTTGTTGCATGCGTGCCCAATTAGCCGCTTTTCTTTCTTCAGATAGGCGAGCGCTGGTGGGGGCTTCAGTATTTTGAGTCAGTCCTGTGTTAGACATAGAACGAGGTTTCATGAAATTAGCCTCTGCTTTTGCCGATTCTTTTTTAGCGGTTGTGGCGTTCGGCACATATTTTTTGATTACTTGATAAGCATCCGACCACTTATCATATCCATCGGGAAGTCTCTTTAATGTCCGCGCAAGTTCAGGATGATGGTACTCGAGATAGTCTAGGTTTTCCGTAGTGACTACATTATTAAAATCCGCAAAATTCTGTACCAATCTTGTTGGATATTCTTGTTGCTCTCGCAAAGCCGCTTGGCGACGGTCATTTTCTTCTTTTTTTGCTAGAAATTCCTGAACTTTTCTTTCTATTCGCTGCTCTTCGGTTTCTTCTTGCTCAGGATAAACATTTTGATATGGGGGATATTGCGGAGGAACAGGAGTGCTTTTAGAAAAAGCCGCTTCCATCGCCGCTTTAAGCGCCGCTGCTTCTGCTTCTTTTTCCGCAGCCCTTCTTTCAGCGGCTTCCTTTTCAGCTCTATCTTTTTTGCGTGCTTCACGAAATGCCTTCCAATTGGGATCTTCAGCTTTTTCTTCTTTTTTAGCGGCATCGGGTTGCTGCACTGTTGCGTCAACTTTTTCTTGACTCACTTGTGCGTCAACTTTTTCTTGAGGTAAAGAATTTTCTACTGTATTTTCAGGATTTACACTGGTCATTATGGATACCTCCTATGTCGGATAATATTGTTGCGGATAAAAATGTTGAAAAAACAAATTCAAATTTTGAAAGAGACATTGAACTGCAAAAGATTAAAGAGCAAGTTTTAAAGAAATTTACAGAATATAGGACTACCATCAATTATCTCGCTGCTGATGCCCCTATAGAAATATTGTGTTTGCCCAAAACTATTGAAACCTTACTTATCGCTGCTAACTGTCTTCGTGTCTACGATCTGTTTAATCGCGATCTTACTGAAATCAAAGGGCTCGGTGAGAGCAGAATTCGGGATCTTACAGCCCGCCTTGATGAGTTCTTCTCTATGCTTTAAAAAGTATTCATGTTCAGATAGCATATCAATATTTTGATCGTATCTTACAAACTCCCAAAAAGTTTGGTTAAAAAAGGCGACCGACCATGCTTGCATCGTCTGATATTTTTTATGGACTATCACATTCGTTCCTGCAAGCTCTGCCATCACCATATCACTGGGCAATACCCATAGCCTTTTTACTATTTTGTCTTTGGCTTTATTGTACAGAAAAACGGCCTGATTAGGACGGGGCTTAGGAAGGTAAGGCCAACAATAAAATTTACGTCTGATCACGTTCTTAATGAGGGGATCTTTAGCAATGACCATCACCACGCAAAATTCGGGCTCATTGATAATATGCTTATGTTTTTGAACAGATTCATAGAGCTGTTTTTCGATATCGTCGGCCATAGCATGGCCCACTTCAAGAGCGTTATATTTTGTACAATCGCTTAATGCTTTCTGAGACAATTCACCTGCGGTTTTGCGTTCCGTCACACCAAACCTTTATTATAATTTGTCTTGTATGCTCGCCATTGTTGCGGCGTGGNATTTGGAAGGAATTTTAGCAGTTTTTTTCTTAGCAATTTCACTCTTTTTGCTCGCATCTTCAACCTTATCAAATTTCATTTGTGATTCTAAAACGTCTCTATATTCTTCATCGCTGCGCTCACGGCGCTCTTCTTTTTCGATAGAATAATTCTTATAGCGCATCAATGATCGCACTCGTTTGTTTTAGTATAAGTTGTAGGTCGGCTCTTCCCAGATCTAGGCATGAAAGCTCCATATGCGGAATTATCTCCGGCAGGAGTAAGATCACGATTTATTTCCCAGTGCTTATTTGGCACGGAAGGGCCAGATCCATGTTTGATTACGTCTGCGGTTTTGTCTTTCGCATAATCTGGGTTATGGTGCGTTTTTTTCGCCATGTCGCATCTCCTTTAAAGCGGTTTCCGCGATAAAATCTATGTCGCTTTCGGATAGATCAACATCAAAAGAAAAAGGGTCTTCAAACCCTTTATCTTTATTTTTTTTCTCCGAATTGCAACACGGACATATATCGAAACGAAAATAATTCATATTTTAAAAATAGGACTTATNTCGGCTCAGCCTTGATACAAAACCGAATGCCTAAAACCCAAGGTAAGGTTAATGTTGTGCCTTATGCTTTTTTGCATAAGCGTTAAGAGCATCGACAGAATGCTTATATTCTTCGGCTTGGTTCATCTCGGAGGAATAACGCATATCAACGTAATTCACATCTTCGACCTTTTTTTCCCAGTGATCTTTCTCAAATGCAGCCATACCATGGCTCTTATGTTTTTCTTTCATATTGGCCTCCCAGCCGAATCAATATATATATTTACTCTATTGTATAGTTGAAATTTTAGCTATACCTGAGCCATTTTTTCTTTTGGCTCTCTTCTAAACTCTGGATGCTTGCTTTCTGAGCCCTGTGTCATTTTTATAATTTCAGCCATTTCAAGGTTTGCTCGGAAGTTAGCTAAGTCCATGTCCTCAAGTTCTACCATCTGTCTGACGATATCAAGGTCGGCAGCAGTGCGCTTATGCTCAGCCGATGCTTCAAGGTCGTCGATCTTGGCCTGAGTTTCTGCCACTTTTGCCATATCTAGCTGCGATTTAGTAGTAGCCTGCATAATCTTCGACTCGTTCAGCTTTTGCGCTTGCTGGGCTTCCTGTTGCGCCTGCTGGGCCTGCTGTTGATTTTGCTCTTCCATGTCTTGTATGACTTGGCGTTTGTTCGTGATTATGGCTGCTCGGATGATGGACTTATCGGCAATGCCCATTCCGATCTCTTTGAAGTGAAGAAGCTGCTGCAATTCTGTTTGTCGCTGGGTTGCACTATAATTACCCTCTTCGACAGCGACGGCATATTTTTGAGCATGCGAAGTGAAAAATCTCGGATCTGCATCATGACCAAGAATGTTACGTATTTTGCCTTTACTAAAGTTCTTTCTGATGGCTTGCAGACGAATTTTACCATACAATCGCTGAGTATAATCAAGCTTATCGAAGATAGTCTGTAAAGTAGTAAGACCTGCCCCCTGCCTGAGCATCGATAGAATGCCCGACTTATCATCGGTTGCCGCACCGAGTAATTCCTCATTAACCCCCGAAATTTTTGATATGTCCTCTGCAAGACTATTAGATAGTTCAAGAAGTGATTGAGGGATGGATACAGGTTCGATACGCTGTATTTCGTTGGGCAAATGTCCGGCTTTAAGAGGGATAAGAAATCCATCGCCGCCACTGCTCTGTCGGAAACATTTTGTGTCTGGTACTACATCTACAGGGTATATCCATCCAGCATTTAAAGAACTTTGTAGCAATTGTAATTCTATGACCTTGCGCATGTTGTAAAGAAACTGCGGATCTCGGAGGTTTCTAATAACGCCCTGCTTCCTCCAAGCGTATGCCTGAATATCTGGCTCTACATAGCACTGACAAGGCACAAAGGGATAATCATCAATGCCAAGTAAATTCTTGCCATGATAGACCACTTTCCCAGAAAGACTTACCACCAGCTTAACGGTAGGGATTTGCACCTCTTTCACTTTTAGCCAAGGTTGTTGGTAGAGGACTCGCTCCATTTCATCTTTTCCGGCCTCGTCATCATCCTCCCATTCCGTTGTCTCCCCTGTCATAGGATCTAATACAATTTTTCCGGGTCTTGTTGTGCGATAATAGAATTCATCGTATGCGAATAGATTATTGATCGCAACGTTTTGCAATTCGGCCTGAAGTGGAAAACGCCCATCCTTCATGCCGCCAGGTTTCATTTTGTCAATTTCCTTGGCATACCCTGGAATTAACATTTTTGCCATCTGCTTGGATGTCCAACGCCTGCGCCAGATACCATTACAGTCTGAAAGGTCTTGCTTGCGCGTGTAGATATCAATCAAATAATTATTCCAAGAGACTGCGTCAGTGAATAAATCTCCTGATATTGGGTCAAAAGTATAGTCTGGATATAAATGTAACAAAGACTCCCCTGTATCTACGCAGCCTTCAAATCCCTGCGAAAGATATTCTTGAAATCCGTCTCTATCGTCACACCATCGCATGACCTTGTTGTAGTCGTCTGAAACAGAGTCGTCGTTTTCATGTACAGGTAGGGTAATTGTGGATTTGCGATTTTTTCTTTGGTATCCGCAGATCATATTGACGTGACGGCGAATTAAGTTAAAAAAGAACTTCTGCACGTTTTGCGAATTTTGCCCGTAAAACTGATTGTAGATTTGCTGATCTCCAACCTTAAAGCGCTTGTCAATTGCTCCTTGAAGCCAAAATGTGGAGTTTGTTGTGTAGTTAGACTGGTAAAACCAATCCTGCATTTGTTTTAGATCTTTTGCTTGGACATCGCTTGGGTCGATATAACCGAGAGAATATTGACCGGATTCATAGCTTGGCATTAAAAACCCCTGTATACAGGGACTATAAGACAAAGTTAAATTTTTTTACATGAACTATTCTTTTTTTATTATATAGCCATATTCTTTCAAAAATGCTATGCACCATTCAATTTTATCTTCAACTCTTTGCCCTGTCGGCTGTCCTTTATGCCAAAGCTCTAAATTCTCTATGCGATTATCGTCGCGGATTCCATTCTTATGATGAACCGATTCGCCTTTGCGTAAAGGTCGACCTAAATGCTCACTCATAACTAATGTATGTTCAAATATCTTGTATTTAACTTTTGAAGCATTTGGATGATGTTTTTTTCTGATTATTTTATAACCTTGTTTGGTTATGTATCCAGATCCTGCCGGAGCATATCTAATAGGAGAATCTTCGGGTCTACCTCTTATCCTATTATCTCTTTGTCTTTGCCATTTAAGTCTTTTTTCCTTATAAAAAGGATCCTCTTTAAATTTTTGCCTTCTCCAACACATTGTGCACAACATATCGCTTTGACGATAAATCAACACATCGGTTTTTTTACACATTGAACAGGGGCGGCCCTTTCTTTTGGCCTCTCTAATTTTTCGAGCACAATTATAACAATTTTTTCCTGTATAATTTATCTCTTTGTCACAAACAGAACATTTCTTCATTTTCCCTCATATTTCTGGGGAAATTGTAACAGATTACACGCATGTAATCCAGATTAAATCCACATGCCTCCGTTATTAAAATTATTGTATATATCATCGTCTTGGAATACTTTTCTCATAAGTTGTGCATGGGATAAATTTTCATCTGGATGATTATGTAGCCCATTTTTAAATCTGCTGGCAATTAGATAGCGACAGGAATCCACAGCGTGGTCATTTTTTTTTATTGGCTTATCTTCGCCATTTGCGGCAGCTTTTGGATCCCACGCATAACCTTGGATTTGGTCGATTAAATTTTTACAGCATTTTCTAATAAGTAAATTCCTTCCTCCTATATATTGAGACATGGTTTTTATCCCAAAAAGAACGTCATTATTTGCATCAATAACAGGAAGATTTAAATTTCGTAATTCTAGCTTTAGAGATGCTGCTGCCGGATCAACATAAAGAGCAGTAATAGGAGTAAATCCTATAAACCCCTTTATATCAATTGCAAGTTCTCGATCAGTTTTTGATCGGCCGTGTTTTGAACTGTCAAAATAATATTCCCTTTCTATACGTATTTGAGGCCATTGATTTGGAGAAATTGCGGCTATATGACAAGCCGTAGGATTTATTGTTCCATAATCTAGTGCCGCACAATATTCGGTGGGTGCTGGATAATCCTTGTCATATATATTTATTTCGTCCCAAGAATCAAAAACGGCCCCTGAAGCCATACACCAGTGTCCTAGAACATATCTTTGATACCACATTCCGGTATAGGAAGCTTTTAATTGCTGTTTGTATGCCTCATCCAAAGATGGGTTATCATCCAAACAAAAATTCCAATGAATTAAATCCAAAGCTTTGTTGTCAATATAGTCACGCTTGATAAAGTGTGCGGGTGACTCGGGGTTGCATGTAGCCAATAATTTTGCACCCGGAACACGTAAACGGGATTCTAGCATCTTCCAGAAGGGTTCTGGTAAATTCGTAGCTTCGTCCACATAAGCAAGGGCTAATGTAGATCCTTGAATCGTACTCACTGCAGACACATCGGGAGCGCCAACAAACCATACAGCTCGTCCGTAAAGTCGCGCCTGCTGGGATTTTTCGGTCGGACAAGGGAAACATAGCCTGCCGTAGAGATGAGTTAATATATTGCGCTGTATAGAGGTCCGATTGACCCCTATAATCATAGCATCGCCGGGGGGGCCTTCTTTAAGATCTTTAATAAATCTTTCAATACTGGAATAGGTTTTCCCAGAACTTACCGCTCCTACCCAAATGTTAAATCGGTGAGTGGCTTCGTAAAAGGATTTATTCTGTTTTGGGCTTGTCGGCATTTATTGCTTCTGGATCGTGTCCAAGTTCTCGTAGTGCGTTTTTCAAAGTCTCAATTACGTGGTGCTGTCCCATGATGAGGTGGTCTCTGTCGATAGACTCTTGCGCAGGAGGTACAGACGAAAGAAGATCCGGCTCGCGCTGACCTAGCCTTACTTGTCCCAACCAAATCAGCATCTTCACATTTCCGGACAGGGCCATTTGAAATTGAGTCGCTTCAATCAGCAACTCTCCTGTCGTACGGAATTGGGCACATACTTTTGAATAGTCCGCCCCATATCGCTTTTTTGCTGCACTTTTCAGGAACTCCGGGGTAATTCCAAAACTTTCGGCAATGCGCACGTGATTTGCGCCTGCCTTCATGTAAAGCTCTATTTTGTCCCAATCCTTGGGAAGCAGCTCTCTTATCTCCATGGGCTTCCTTTGTATTTCTCAAAAAATATATACTTTAAAAGACAAAGTATTTCAAGAATTTGCTGTAATCAAAACATTTTTAAAGGAAAAAAATGGAAGATATAGGCGCTCCACATGTAACTAAAGAACGGCTTGTAGAGATGATAACCCGCATGGAACGATGCCCATGCTCCCAATGTTCTGACGAAGCGAAGGAATTAAAAGACTATTATTGTAAATATTTCGGCCCACAAGATGCTAAAAAGCCATCTTCGCTTGCCAATATTTAACAAACTTGTTAGTCTTGTGACTCTTTCAAAATGAAACATAAATTCACCTACGAAACAATCCGCTCTCTTGTCAAAATCACAAACGAGAGCAACGAATACAAGCTCATCGTCTCAACCGCTCCTCAGCCCCGCAAACGTCTGCACAAAGACGTAGAGGTGATTGGGCCGGGGGAAAGTAAGACATTTGAGAAAGATTCGGTGATGGGAGATATTGTGAATTTATCGTTTCGGTTTATGCGGGAGCCTTTGTGGTAAGAATACATAAGCTGAATTATCGGACATGAAAGAAATGTCATTTGATGAATTGCCTTATCCTGTAAAGAAAACATTACTTGAAAAGCAATCAGAAATAATCATAGACATGATGGCGCAAGCCGGACTTCTCTTAGAATTTTATGAATTCTTTCAATCGATTGACCCTTTCGACAAAACACCTTTTGAATATCTGTGCACACAATTCGCTGAAAAATACCCAGATAAATTCCACATAGTTCCAAAAGAAAATAGGTACGATAAAGTTTTTGTATGCGAGATTGATAAGACATGAATTCACAAATCGATAAATGCCAATATTGCTTCCTGCATTATGATGATTGCACCTGTTGCAATTATTGCGGGCTCATGAACGATTACTGCAAATGTGATCTTAAGGACGAGTCCTCTTTTGAGGATGGATCTCCTTGTATACAGCTACATCCGAAGCATTTATATAAAGCTTATTATTTGAAAAATGAGTATTGGGTCTCTCAGGGATTTGAAACATTGCAAGCTATAGATGACAAGGTCGTTGGAATGTTTAATAGAGATTGCTGGCCTGAAAGACTTAAAAATAGGCATGAAAAATGACCATACTTAGCTTAAAAACCCGAAATAAGCATAGTACGCTATATCTTTTCGACATATCAATTGGACGTGTCGAAAATTTAGAAGGAAATCGACGTAATGAGTGAGTGGATCAGCGTTGATGACAAACTTCCTCAAGTTTATGATTATTGTTTAGTATCAGCAACTGAAAGCAAAACAGGGGATGTGACAACTATTTCAATTGCAAGACATAATACAAAAGATTGGGAAATGTTGAGCAATGAACCTGAAAGTAATGCGGTTGCAAAAGGTGATTTGATTTGGTTTATGTATCCTTGTGAAATAACCCACTGGATGCCCCTTCCATCCCCTCCAGTCGATGACAAAATGTAAGCAAGTGATATGATTATAGAAATAAATGAGGAAGAAAGAGAATTTATTGAACGAACTTGTATAAGAGCCAAGCTTTTTTGTGAATTAAATATGATGAAACCCAGTAAATATTTAATGTCTGAATTTAAGAAAGATCTTATCTCAATAAATCGTCTAATAGATAAGTTAAAAAAGGAATCCCATGATTGATTATCCTGTCGAACAACATTGCACCGCACAAGATTACGATTGCGCATGTGAAAACAAAATCATCGAAGACGTAAGATCGACTTTTGCGAATGAATACCGATTAGTCATCACTTACAACATCCGCCTCGAAAAGCATAATCTCTATTACCTTCCTATGTACGATAGATTATATATGGAGCAAGATCCCGATGTAATCGTCGCTAATCGCTCGCCGTTGTCTCTTGAGATGGCTCAGAGCGTTTTTCCGATGTACCATTTTGACAAAGAAAATTATTATTATTGCGCGCAAAATGAACTCTCATATCTACCATAAATAACAAGGTAGGAAGGCTTTTAGGATGTTTTTCTTCCAAGAAATTAAGAAGATCTTCAGGATCTAAATTTTTGCCGGAAATATATTTTGTTAAGAGGGCAAAGCTAGTGAATGCCATCATAAAAGCGTCCATCAAAGAAACGTCTTGTTCTTTAAGATATTTTCTTACTAAATTTTCAACTTCTTCCGGTTCCATACATCCTTTGGGGCGCCCTCACAAGAAGGCGCCTAACTTTTCTTTAAACCCATTAAATAATAATCTGGGCTGGATTTCTTTGGCCAAGCGCAACATCTCGAAAAATAATCCGCTTCGCTCTCCTGCCAAGCCTTTTCCATGTCCTGCAATACTGATGTCCTGGCATGGAAAGCCTCCGTAGATAATGTCGATGGTCTCAGGTAAAGCCCAATCGAGTTTGAGAGTCTTAATGTCATCCCATATTCTAGCTCGGGGAAATTCTCCTGCGTGCATTCGAGATAAGAGGATTCCCTGACAATAGGGATCGATTTCGCAATATACGATGGGTCGCACCCATTCTCTGAGTGCGACTGTAAGTCCTCCGATGCCTGTAAATAAATCCAAGCCATTCATTTATAATATTGTGCAGCTATCTTTCATCCATTTATCAAATGGCGCTTTCTGTTGCGACCTAGCGATCGCCTGATCGTATACAGCCTGTGCTTCTTCTGTAGTTGCAAAGCCATAATGGCGAATAAGCTCTTGTCTCGCGTATTTAGAGGGGTTTAGCAGGTAATCCCAGCTATTCAAATAGCTTATGTCAAAGCCGGGTGGGGTTAATGGTGTTGTCATGTGTATCTCCTTGTTTTGCGTTAAAATGGGTCTCTAGTCACTTGAAAAGTGCTATTGTATATTGGCAACTGGATATAAGTATGCGCCAAAGCATTTACCCTATTCCTGTTTCTCTGCTGTAAGATAATAGCCCTACGATCTTCCTGCACTTCAATAACGTCAGGAATAAATATGAACGAATTATCTACACCACAAGCATTATAGGCCATTATAAAAGCACTACAAGCATGGTAATTCCAAGAGCAATAAGAGCAACTGTCATCACTGCAATTACTATTTTTAATAGGTTATTTTCCCTGTGTGCCGCAGAAAGAGCTGCGCCATATCTCTGGTGGATATAATTTGTGGTCTCGGTAAATTGACCAAGATAATCACTCATTGTACCCAAACACGAAGTTCCATAATCTCTCGCTTCTCCTAACCGTTCCTGAAAAATTTGGATTATCGCTGAAAAATCTTTTTCTAAAACAACGTCGCCTAATATCGATCTGTAAGTAGTGTATCTTACTCCTTGACAATCGGTATCGCCCTGTTTTGCTTCTACATTCATTACAACTGTCATAAAAACCCTTTAGCATTTTATTAAAACAAGTTTCGTGCCAAGAAAAATCGCACACGCTGCCACAGCCAATAGCGATAAAGCTAAAATCTTGATAGTGCAATCTCGATCGGAAATTTCCTTGTTGTATTTTTTTTTCATTGATTCGGTGGCCATCTCGAATTTTAAGATGGCTTCTTCGAAAGCGCGATTTGTTGATGTAGTTATTTCAGAAGCTTCTTGCGCTACCTGAAATTGCTCTCTATCCAATTGTTGGTAGGCTTCTAAATTTGTTGTTACGCTCATATTTTCTCGTCTTGTGTATGTTTATAAACTTTTGACTACGATTCCTAAAATTTCGTAGACTTCTTTGAGAGTTAATTCAGGATGCGCAGCAGCAAATGCACGTATTGCGGCTCTGCTTGCTGACCATCCCAAATATGTGATTTTTGTTATGTTGAAAAAAACTGTGAGTACATTCAAAGTCATATCGACAAAAGCTAAAATCTCATCAGCAGAATCAAAAGTTTTCCTGCACTCAATTGCAGCTTTCAAATTCGATGTTTCCCTATTAGCAGTACAAAATTGCGTTGAAATTACGTAGATATTTTTCCAATCCGTACGATAGGGCCACGCTTTTTCATATGAAGAAAAAGAGACTGGATACTCAAATTTAGTGCAATCTTTAAATAGAGCCGCCTCATTGGCATCTATAAAATCTCTAATTTTTTTGTTAACTTTTCTGCAAGAAACTGTACCTTTTCCAGGTATATAAAATAGGATTCTTAGCAAGACTTCTGGGGGCGAGTTTTGGATTATATTCATGATTTACCTACAACAAAAAACAAACGATGGTAAATGCCAAAGCGCCAATCCCTATCAGGATAGAGATAGTGCGAGTAAAAATTAACCCAAACGTTCCTTTCTTTATCACTTGAACATCTGCTCTGTTTTGTTGAACCTGTCTAATACTATCAACTGCCATTGTATTTGTTGAATGTGCTACAGCGGCATTCGCTCTTGCCACAAGAGATTCTTTATCTTTTTGGTTTTCTTCATTTTTTTTGTGTAAATTAAGTACGTCAAATTGACGACCCTTTAAGATTTCTTTAGTCTGTTCAGGAGTTAATTCATCGATCTCTTTGTCGGTCTTCAAATTGTACTTATTGACTATTTCTGGCGTAACTTCATGCCCGGAAATAACATATGTGGATGTGCTGCTCGAAGAGCTGCTTGAGGATGACGGGAATCCGCCAATAGGTGTGGTCATACGTTATAGCTCCTGTGGTTGTCTTAGGTTTGTTGGGTCGGCATTAACTGTAATGTTACGTATTCTTTGAAAGTTTAGGACATCTATATTGCCTTCTTTGATAAGTCGTCTTATGTATCTGTATAAAGTCTCACGTGAAATACCCACGTCTTCCGCAATCCTCTCTATGCTTTTTCTAGTTTTGAACGCATCATGTATTAATTGCAACCTTTCAGGCGTTAATACGGTCTGACGGCCTTTATATAGGCCCTTGCGCTGGGCTATTTTGATGCCTTCCATCTGCCTTTCTTTTATGATATGAAGCTCGAACTCGGCAACAGCCCCCATAATTGTAAGGATGAGTTTAGAAACTGGCGAATCGTCGCACCCAAATACAAGATTCTCTTTTATGAATTGTACGGTGACTTTTTTTTCTGCGAAGAATTCAACGAGGGCGAGAAGATTGCGGCAATTGCGGGCTAGTCGATCCATAGAGTGTACTATTAATACATCGTCCTCGCGGACATATTCTTGCAAGAGCTTGAGTTGGTAGCGATCAGTAGAAGACCCGGACGCGTACTCGATAAAGACCTTATCTAGCTTCGCGCCTTCTAATTGTCGTTGTGGATTTTGCTCATCAGTGCTTACTCGAATGTATCCGAGTGTCTTTCCATTTCCTTTTGCGATTAGGTGATTCAAAATAGATTCCTTGTCATATTTAAGTCACAAGAGTTTAAACTACGCGCGGATTTTCGTCAACTAGCCAAAATAAACTTTTAAGACATATATTTTTATCTTTAAATTAATTTTCAGGGGGGTGCACTCTAAAAATACAGGTTAGTACTTTATTTGTTCGGGGATTTTGTTAACATTAGTTACAAAAAAAACGCTTTCTTCTTTTTTTTAATGTATGTTTCATTTATAATGATAGCAACCCCCGACCCGGAGTTAATATGTTAGCGAAAGAACTTACAGAAAATCAAAAAGACGTTTTTGTAAATAGTTTTTATTCACATTGGGAATTCCAAGAAGATGATGCAGAAAGCAAATTGCCTTGGGGTTGCCCTTGGCTTAATCGGCATGATGAATATCTTCGAGGAGAAACCATCGAAGAAATGGCAGGCAACTACTANTACAGAGTCAGAGATGATATATGGCTCGAGCATGAGATGTCGCTCGAATATACAGGCAGTTAAAACTGATGCCCGCAATTAGGGCACGCTTTTTTCTTAGAATCTTCCTTCATCGGCTTTAGAACTTCTTCAGCTTCTTTAGCCGATGAAACTAGCTGATCCTCATTAAAACCCCATTTAAGCAAATCTATAGGGTTCCAGTCATTACTAAGTATATCACTATCAAACTCCCCCTGATTGAGATTGAGTCCTACGCAAAGGTGGTCAAGCTCATCTTGATCGAGCACCTTATCGGGCACCCAGCACTCAACTTCTTTAACCTTCATTTTCTTGAGGACTTTAACGCGCTGATGGCCGCCAATTATGACCATGTCGAGGTTAACGATTGGCTTGTCGATGAGGCCGTACTTTTTAATCAATCCCTCAAGGTGATTGAGCTGCTCTTTCGATATCTTACGTGGGTTCTTGGGGTGATCCTTCAGATCTTTGATAGGAATTGTTTTTATTGTCCAATGAATCATTTTCTCTCTCTAATCTACGGTAAAAGTCGCATAGCTCTTGTACCTGCTCAATTGCAAGAGTGGTTCGGGAGCTTTTGCTTGCTAGTCTAAGGACTAAACGGAAGTTTCTGGCGAAGAATTGGGGATCATTGCGGTTTGCCATAAAGTCGTGTTGCATATCACCTACAGGGTAGTCTCGTTCGAAGTATTCAAGCATACGTACCTAGTAACGAAATTTCTTTTTTGCATCTGGTGCTTATACAAGTTGTACCTCTCAACAAACTTCTTCATATCTTTTGCGGGAATTTTGGGATATTCGACCGGGCATTTGTACCATTCCGTGACTTTATGAAGCTGTTTACCATATATGGATCGCCATTTTTTCCTATAGTATCGAGCCTCCCATATCTTCCCCCCATTTTTTACTCTTATACTAACGTTCTGTATGGGAAGGCCATCCTCAATCTTTATCCACATTTTCAATATTTTCCTTGTTGAACTCTATCTCAACGCGAATTCCATGTGTAGCACTTTTTTCTTGAGAATATCGCCACTTGATACGAGGGTCAGAATCGGCCCTGCCTTTGATTTTTATAGTCTTACCTTTTGCGTTAACATAGCAGGATCTTTTCTCAGGTATGAGGCATTCGGATAGCTCGTCCCTTATGTATTTGAAGCAAATGGCAAGATTATCATCGTCCATTTCGCGAGGGCCAAGTCTTACAAAAGTGATAGTGCAAGGGAGGGTTATCTTCTGCGACTCTCTTGCAAAAGCCTGCCGAATGAAAAATTGCTGCCTTTTATGACGGGTACTTTTAGCCGTCCAGTGCTCAGAAGAGTTTGCTTCGCTTACTGTGCGGAGAGCAAGCTCCCATGTGACTTTATTCACGCATTACCAACTATTATTTCTTTCCTCGAGCAAAGCGCCCTTTATCTTGGCCATTTCTTGGTCGCGCTCTTCTATGGAGTCATAGAAATAGGTAACCTCTTCAGCTCCTCCCAAATAGATAATAATTGCGTGCCTATTTAAC